CAGCAGATACAGGCTACCGACACAGTCAGCGCGCCGGATATCAGTTGGCCGGAAAAGCCCGCGTCATAATCAGAGGCCCGTTTCGGGCCTTTTTCCTTTGTGTCATTCGCCAGACAATGGCCGCAGGGTGCGCCCGCGCCCCATCCCTTACACCATAGCGGAACCCCTTAACCGGAGATCCGTTACATGGCACAGGACTATCATCACGGCGTGCGCGTTATTGAAGTTAACGAAGGCACCCGAACCATTACAACCGTCAGCACGGCCATCATCGGGATGGTCTGCACCGGCGACGACGCCGACGCGGCAACGTTCCCGCTAAACCGTCCCGTTTTACTCACCGACATTCTCACCGCCAGCGGCAAGGCGGGCACAACCGGCACGCTCGCCGCATCACTTGACGCCATCGCCGACCAGGCGAAACCGCTGGTTGTGGTGGTGCGCGTGGCGCAGGGCGCAACCGAGGCGGAAACCTCCGCCAACATCATCGGCGGCGTGACAGATGACGGGATGCGCACCGGTATGCAGGCCCTGCTGGCTGCGCAGACCGTTTGTGGCGTAAAACCGCGCATCCTCGGCGTGCCGGGGCATGACACCAAGGCCGTGGCAACCGCGATGCTGAGCGTGGCGCAGAGCCTGAAAGCCTTTGCGTATATTGCGGCATACGGCTGCAAAACCGTGTCCGAAGTCATCGCGTATCGCGCCAATTTCAGTCAGCGCGAAGGGATGCTCATCTGGCCTGACTTCATCAGCTTTGACACCGTGCTGAAAGCCGATGCGACGGCGTACGCCACCGCCCGCGCGCTCGGCCTGCGCGCCAGAATTGACGAGACGACCGGCTGGCACAAGTCCCTGTCAAACGTCGGCGTGAACGGCGTCACCGGCATTTCTAAAGACGTGTCGTGGGATTTGCAGGACCCGGCAACCGATGCGGGCCTGCTGAACCAGAACGACGTTACCACGCTGATCCGTAAAGACGGCTTCCGCTTCTGGGGTTCGCGCTGCCTGAGTGATGACCCGCTCTTTCAGTTCGAAACCTACACCCGCACGGCGCAGGTGCTGGCCGACACGATGGCCGAGGCGCAGATGTGGGCCGTTGACGGGCCGCTCAATCCGTCGCTTGCCCGCGACATTATCGAAGGCATCAACGCGAAGCTGCGCAGCCTGGTGAATCAGGGCTATCTCATCGGTGCAAGCTGCTGGCTGGATGAGTCGGTCAACACCAAAGAGACGCTCAAGGCCGGGCAGCTGTTTATCGACTACGACTACACGCCGGTGCCGCCGCTTGAAAACCTGATGCTGCGCCAGCGCATTACTGACCAGTACCTGGTCAACTTCGCCGCCAGCGTTAAAGCATAAGGAGCTGAACACATGGCCTTACCCCGTAAGTTAAAACACCTGAACCTGTTCAACGCAGGCAACAACTGGCAGGGGCTGGTTGAGTCCCTGACGCTGCCAAAGCTGACCCGTAAGTTTGAAAAGTACCGCGGCGGAGGCATGGCCGGTGCGGTTGATATTGACATGGGCCTGGACGATGGCGCGCTGGACACGGAATTTACCGTCGGCGGCACCGAGGCGCTGCTGTTCAAGCAGCTGGGCGCGGAAACCGTGGACGCGGTGCAACTGCGCTTTACCGGTTCCATCCAGCGTGACGACACCGGCGAGGTGCAGGCGGTGGAGCTGGTCACGCGCGGGCGCTACAAGGAGCTGGATTCCGGCGAGTGGAAAACCGGCGACGCCAACACGACCAAGGTTTCCGCGACCAACAGCTACGCCAAGCTGACCATTAACGGTGAAGTGCTGTTTGAGGTGGATCTGGTCAACATGGTTCACATCGTGGACGGGAAAGACATGATGGAAGCGCACCGCAGCGCGCTGGGCCTGTAATCACGGCGGCAGGCGCTGGCCTGCTGCTTTTGTCAATTTTTCAGTGGATTAAGAACATGAGCGACATCAAAAACGGAAAAACCGTCACCCTTGACACCCCAATCAAGCGCGGCAAAACCGAAATCACAGAGGTGGTACTGCGTAAGCCGCAGTCCGGTGCGCTGCGCGGCGTGCGCCTGCAGGCGTTAATGGAAATGGACGTCAACGCGATAATGGCCGTGCTGCCGCGCGTGTCAACGCCTGCGCTGACGGCACAGGAAATCAACGAAATGGACCCCGCCGATCTGGTGGCGCTGTCGGTGGAGGTGGTCACTTTTTTGTTACCGAAGTCGGCGACGTCGGGTTTCCTGACGGCCTGACGGTTGACGATCTGGTGGCAGACATCGCCACCGTGTTTCACTGGCCGCCGCCGGTCATGTTCGCGGAGTCGCTGGCGGACGTGCTGATGTGGCGGCACAAAGCGATCCTGCGTAACGGAGCCGGTGACGATGAGTGACAGAGACCTGCGCCTGCAGGTGGTACTTAAGGCGGTGGACAAAATCACCCGCCCTTTTCGCAGTGCGCGCGACGGCTCCAGGGAGCTGTCCGCCGCCCTCAAAGCCAGCAAAGACGGCCTGAAAAGCCTGAACGATCAGGCCGGACGCATTGACGGCTTTCGCAAAACGCGCCAGCAGCTTGCCATCACTGAGAAAAATCTCGCCTCTGCCCGACAGGAGGCCGCCGCGCTGGCGACGCAGTTTGCCGCCACCAACCGCCCCACTGCGCAGCAGTCCCGCTTACTTGAGCAGGCCAAAAACCGTGTTAATGACCTGCAGCAGAGCTACAACGGCCTGCTGCGCTCGGTACAGCAGCAGCGCGGCGCGCTGACCGCCGCCGGTATTGATACAAAGCAGCTGAGCGCGGCACAGCGCCGCCTTAAAACCGACGCCAGCGCAGCGAGTGACGCCATCGAGCGCCAGCAGCGTGAGCTGAAAAAGCTGGGCGAGCGCCAGGCTAAAATGCGCGCCGTGCGTGAGCGCTACGGCAAAACGCTGGAGGCCCGCGACAGGGTGGCCGGAGCAGGGGCGACAGCCACGGCGGCAGGGATGGCAATGGGCGTGCCGTTTGCGGCGGCTATCAAAGCCTCGGCGGATATGGAAGACGCCATGAAGGGCGTGGCAAAGCAGGTCAACGGGCTGCGCGATGACAAAGGCAACCGCACCGCGCAGTTTTACGACATGCAGGCCGCTATCAAGGCCGCCAGTGAGCAACTGCCGATGGAGCACGGCGCGGTTGACTATGCCGCGCTGGTTGAGGGCGGCGCGCGCATGGGCGTCACCAACCAGAATGATTCTTACGCCGACCAGAAGCGCGATTTACTGGCCTTTGCCACCACGGCGGCCAAGTCATCCACGGCGTTTGAGCTGCCCGCCGACCAGCTGGCCGAGGGGCTGGGTAAAATCAGCCAGCTTTACAAGATACCGACCCGCAACATTGAGCAACTGGGCGATGCGCTGAACTATCTGGATGATAACGCCATGTCAAAAGGGGCGGACATTATCGACGTACTGCAGCGCATGGGTGGTAATGCTGACAGGCTGGACTTTCGCAAGGCGGCTGCGCTGGGTTCAACGTTCCTTTCGCTGGGTGCCACCTCTGAGATTGCGGCAAGTTCGGCTAACGCGATGGTGCGCGAGCTGTCGATTGCCACCATGCAGGGCAAGCGCTTTCAGGAAGGGATGACGCTGCTCAAGCTTGACCCGAAAAAGATTGAAAAGCAGATGACCACGGACGCGATGGGCACCATCATCAGCGTGCTGGAGAAGGTCAAAAAGCTGCCAGACAACAAGCGCCTGTCTGCGCTGACGATGATATTCGGCAAGGAGTTTGGCAAGGATGCGGCGAAACTCGCCAACAACCTGCCGGAGCTGCGCCGACAGCTGGCACTGACGCAGGGCGATGCGGCCAAGGGTTCGATGGAGAAAGAGTCTGCCATCAACAAAGATTCCCTGTCCGCGCAGTGGCTGTTGTCCAAAACCGGTCTCAATAACGCCATGAGCGGGTTAGGGGATACGCTGCGCCAGCCGCTCATGGACATCATGGGGCTGATTAAAAAGGTCACTAATAGCGCGGCACAGTGGATAGAGAGAAACAAGGCGCTGGCTGGCGCGCTGGTGAAAGTTGGCGCGGCGGTGTCTGCCATCGTCATCGGGCTGGGAACGTTAGCCATCGGCTTTGCGGCGATTGTCGGGCCGATGGCGGTTATCAGGCTGAGCATGGCAACGCTGGGCTTTAAGGGCGCGAGTGCATTCGGGATGATAGGTAAGACGTTGCGTATCGTCGGCAGCAGCGTTATCTGGCTGGGCCGCCTGATGTTTGCTAACCCGATTCTGGCCGTCATTGGCCTTATCGCTATGGGCGCAGTTTATATCTGGCGTAACTGGGACACCCTCGGGCCGAAGTTTGCGGCACTCTGGCAGCGCGTGACAGATAACACGTCGGCAGCATGGGAGGCCATCAAAGGCAAAATAGCCGGTGCGTGGGAGTGGGTTAAATCCCTGTTCGCGGATGGCGCACTGCAGGGCGTCATCAGCAGAGGCTGGGACGCGATACGTGACGGCATCGCCGGGGCATGGCAAAGCATCAGGGTTGCCGTGTCGCAGAAATGGGATGAACTGGTTAACTCGGCCAGCACACTGCCGGAGCGGTTTAAAGAAGCGGGCAGCAACATGATAAGCGCACTCCTTGACGGCATCACGGCCAAGTGGGACGCGCTTAAGGCCAGGCTGTCATCCATGACGGATTTGCTGCCGGGATTCATGAAGCCCTCAGCGGATAAGGGCGGTGCGAAACCGGTCAACCCGTTAAGCCCGGCATCCCCGACGGGCTTTGCCGGACTCTATGACAATGGCGGCTACATTCCCGCCGGTCAGTATGGCATCGCGGGCGAGAACGGGCCGGAGCTGGTCAATGGCCCTGCACGGATTACCAGCCGTCGCCGCACTGCCGCACTGGCCGCATCGGCTGCGCTGGCAATGGGTATGGCCGCCGCACCTGCCGCCGCGCGCCCGCTGCACCCAATGAGCCTGCCCGCGCAGGCATACCAGAGTAAAGCGCAGCGCGCACAGGCCGCGCAGCCGGTTGCCGCGCCGCAAATTAACGCGTCATTCACCATCGTGCAGCAGCCGGGGGAGAGCCAGGACGATCTGGTTGATAAGGTGATGCGCAGGCTTAAGGCTGAGCAGCGGCAGGCTGAGGCCCGCGCGCGCAGTTCTTACCGTGATCAGGGGGGGTATGACGAATGATGATGACGCTGGGGCTGTTCGTTTTCATGCTGGAAACGGTGCCTTATCAGGAGCTGCAGCTGCAGCGCAGCTGGCGGTTTCCGTCTAACAACCGCGTGGGCTTTCGCCCGTCATTGCAGTTTGCCGGGCCGGACACCGACACGCTGACGTTTTCCGGCGTCCTGCTGCCGGAGCTGACCGGCGGCAGGCTGTCTCTGTATGCGCTGGAGCAGATTGCGGAGCTGGGGCGAGCCTGGCCGCTCATTGAGGGCAGCGGCACGATTTACGGCATGTACGTGATTGAGAGCCTGAGCCAGACCAAGGCCGAGTTTTTCAGTAACGGCGCGTGCAGGCGTATTGAGTTTACGCTCACGCTTAAGCGTGCCGATGAGTCACTGGGCGAGATGTTCGGCAGCCTGAGCGGCCAGCTTGACGCCATGAAAAGCGCGGCGGCAGGCGTGGCCGGTAAAGTTACCGCAGCAGCGGGAGGGCTTTTCTGATGATGCAGGCAGAAAGCTGGGTAAAAGGGGCAGCCAGCGCCCCGGCGTTTCGGCTGACGATGGCGGGCGAGGACGTGACGCAGGCCATACAAAAGCGGCTCATCAGCCTGACGCTGACCGATAACCGGGGCTTTGAGGCTGACCAGCTTGATATTGAGCTGGACGACGCGGACGGCCTGCTGCAGCTGCCGCGCCGTGGCGTGGTGCTAAAGCTGGCGCTGGGCTGGGAAGGTGAGCCGCTTGTCAGCAAGGGCAGTTACACGGTTGATGAGATTGAGCACAGCGGCACGCCCGACCGGCTGACGCTTCGCGCCCGCAGCGCCGACTTTCGTCAGACCCTGAATACCAGACGCGAAAAGTCGTGGCACAAAACCACGGTAGGCGAAATCACCAAAGCGATTGCGGAAAAGCACAAGCTGGATTTAGCGCTGGGCGCCGACGTTGAGAAAATGGTAATCGACCACATCGACCAGACCAACGAATCCGACGCCAGTTTTCTGATGCGTGTGGCACGCCAGTGCGGTGCGCTGGCCTGCGTCAAGGATGGCAAGCTGCTGTTTATCCGGCAGGGACAGGGCAAAAACGCCAGCGGCAGGGCGCTACCGGTCATCACCATTCAGCGCCGCGACGGCGACAGTCACCGCTTTACCCTGGCTGACCGTGACGCCTACACCGGCGTGATTGCCAGCTGGCTGCATACGCGCGAGCCAGCGAAAAAGCCACAAACGAAGGTAAAGCGCCGCCGCAAAACCACGGTGAAGAAAAAAGAGCCGGAAGCGAAACAGGGTGATTATCTCGTCGGCACCGATGAAAACGTTCTGGTTTTAAGCCGCACCTATGCCAACCGGTCAAACGCAGAGCGGGCGGCAAAAATGCAGTGGGAACGGCAGCAGCGCGGCGTAGCAACCTTCTCTATCCAGCTTGCGCGCGGGCGCGCTGAGCTTTACACCGAAATGCCGGTAAAGGTGACGGGGTTTAAAAAGCAGATTGATGAGGGCGAATGGATCATTACCACGCTGACACACAGCCTGAGCGCCGACAGCGGCTACACGACCAGCATAGAGCTGGAAGTGAAAATTGATTCATTGCAAATGGAATGAGATGTATCTCAAAATAAATGTTCGTGTATAATTGATTAAAAATGCGATGGGGCTTAAACGATGATGAATTGTCCTATGTGTGGTAACGCCGCACACACGAGAAGTAGCTTTCAGGTGTCCAAAAATACCAAAGAGCGTTATAACCAGTGCCAGAATATAAATTGCAGCTGCACTTTTAAATCGCATGAAACTGTCACTGACATAATCATGACTCCGGGCAAAGTGGACAGCGTACCGCCCCATCCGGATCGCGGTTCTCAACAAGTTCTTTGGATGTAAAA